CAGAGTTGGTAATACTTAGATAGCCACCATTTTGAGTAAGACATCCGTTTTCTGTAAAAATAACAAAGCAACTAACAATTTGAGCATATGCATCATTCATTACACGCCAAGCATTACCGCCAAAACTCAATATAGTGAATGCATTTGCAACCATCGATTTACCTTGCTCAGGTATACCGTCCGCTAGTACCACAGGATTTTCTGCTTCAATGTTTGTAGGTGGTGTGTTTGGCGTATCAATTAAGTTTCCATCAATTTCAACACCATTACCTCCTAAGAAACTAATCACACTACAATTTTGGATATATGGTGATGTAAATATTTTTGCTCTACTTGCTGGAAGATTAACATAGCCAGTTCTGCCTGTGTCGGTATCTGTAATGCTGTCAAAACTAATTGCATAACGCCATGTACTATCTGGAGTTGCACCAGACAACTTGTCTCTAAATGTCACGCCAGTCACATAACTGCTGTTTCTAACTCTGATAATATCTTGGTTAGCATTGTTAGGCCTAATAATTACACGTCTTAGGTTATCCCCAACCACACTAACATTGTCTGCGAGTATAATTGGGTTTTGTTCAACATAATCACCAGTTGCCATCATAATAGTAACATTGTTGATTTTTATATTTGTGCTATAAACAATTGTAGGACTACTACTTAATCCAAATTCAACAATGCTACTAATTGTATTGAATCTGTCTGCTACGGTAGTAGAGTTAACTGCTGTAATCACAGCATCAGCGTTTGTTGTTTGTGTTAATGATCCACGTACGGTAGAGATTGTTGTATTGGTAATAATATCTGCTGCTAGATCTCTAGCATAATCTATACCTGCTACCGTTTCAGTTCTTTGGTCACTAGGTATTAAAAGGTCTCCTGTTGTACCTGCATAATATCTTTCGCCTGCCAATACACTTCTTGCATTGCCTCCAAAACGCAAATCGTATGCCACAGATTCAACTATCTCAACGGTGTCACGTCTACATTTGGTTTCGTCATATGTGAGACTAGGATAAGTTAAATTTAAATATTCAATAACTTCTTCTGCAACAAAGTCTTTGTTACTTAACAACAAGTCTGCTTGGTCACCTGCTCCAGCATTAATAGGAGTTACAGGGGTATAAACCAATTCAGCAGCAATTTGTGCTGCTCGTTTTAATGTTGCAACAGGCGCTGTGACACCATCATTGTTGTCATTACCATTTGTGCTTACATAAACTCTGTTTCCGCCAAACAAGTCAGGTGCACTAAAACTTAGATTACCTTCTCCGTCTGTTTGCATAATTTGATTTATAGTGCCATCAGCTGTTGGAAAACTATAATCATTTATAAAAACATTATCGCTGAAATATCCATTTTGCCAACGTTTTGTATCAGTGCCTAAACTATATGTATCAGTTGCATCAGGTACAACATTACTAGATAGATCGGCAATAATATTTAAACTATCACCATCTGTATCACCTATTGTCAAGTTACCTGCGATAGTTGTATCACCGGTGGTAGGATTGATTACAAATTCAGCAAGTGTGTCGCCAAATCTAAATGTACCATCGCTGTCAATTTGCATACGCTGACTACCAGCAGTAAAAAAATCTAATTGATCATTGTCAGTGCCTGGTGAAGTTTCTGAAATTATTTTTGTATCACCGTCAACATCAATAGTTCCGCCTAATCCACTCCAGTTTGAGCCATCGTATCCTTCAAACGAACTATCTGTAGTATTATATCTAATTGTACCTTGAGCTGGTGTTCCATTACGTTCTAAAGTTGTACCAACAGGCAGTTTAAGTCCTTCGTTACCTGCAAAGCTAGGATTATCAGAAACATTGATAGTTAATTGTTTTACAGCGGCATCAGTTGTAAGAACTATATTTGATCCTTCTACAAAGCCTAAGGCATCACCTACACTTGTAGCACTTATGTCGCTTTGCCCAGATACTGCAAAAGTAGCGAAAGCATTACCTGCAGCACCAGCAATAACTGCAACCCAACCTGAGCCGTTGTATCCTTCAAAAGCACCTAAAGCTGTATTCCATCTAAGCATACCAATTTCTGGATCTGGTCTATCTGTTGCATCACCTGCTGGAATTTGAATAGCACCAGTTGCACTTGTCCTTGGAGCAATAGCTTCAAAGTTGGCATCCATTTCGTTGTATGTTAAGGAAGTTCCTTTTGAACTGCGTAAGGTAACGGTCATGTCTTAAAATATCCTGTTTATGATATTTATGACATTTTATTTTTGCTAGTTTCTTGGACTATGTTTTTTGGTATAAAGTTCGTGAATAGTTCTATCACCTACATAACTTTCTTGCCTGCCATTTACAAAGCCTGGATTCTTTTCTACATAACCAGGTTCTAAATAATCAAAAAAGTTTCTGTGATAATCAGTAAGAGGTGCTCTAACTATATTGCTGATCCTTTGGAATTTGTCTGCAAGTTCATCATTGCCTTCTGCTCTGGCTTTTGCTTCACGAGTTAAGTATTTTTGATACTTTGGATTCTTGCCAAATTCATAATCTTCATCAAAGTTTTCTTCTTCTGCCATTAGTTCGCCTTTACATCACCACTGCCAGAACCTGCTGCATTGGCCACAAAACTACCATGGCCTCCTGTTGAGTCTCCAACTCTGTGAACCGGGGATCCTTCAGCAAATACATTATCGCTTCCTTTTGTAGCAGGATCGCCGCAACGTGTTTTGTCACCTTGGCGTATTACTGGCTTGTTATTTGCAAAAACAGAATTTTGTCCTGCAACGTAAGGAAACTGATGAAAGGGGTTAGGAGTAGTGCTTCTATGTCCTATGTGTTTGTCAACGTCTGCTCGTACTACTCCTGGCATCCTTACTCCTTATGCCATGGCTAGACCTGTTGTACTTGTCATGTATTGATTAGCCATGTCTTTGTCTGTTTTTGTATAAAAAACAATTGTACTTTTATTTAGTTGGATGTTATCATCAACATCAGCAGTGAAGACCCAAGGACCCAATCCAATACCATTTTGTGTAACCATTAGAGCTAATGGTTTTTTGATTGTAATCGTATTGCTATCCTCTTCTACAAATCTAGCAACCACTTCGTCACCGCCTGTGGTTTTAATTGTAATAGTAGATTGAGCCTCGATTGGTTTATTAATCAACATTATAATGTGTATCCTGTTCCGTTATAGCCTGTGTCTTCGATATATTTTACAAATTGCTCGTAGCCTCCAACTTTTAGACCGTTTACAACAATCTGTGGAAATGTACGTGCTTCTGGAAACTCTGTTAGAACTTCTTCTCTATCAAAGTCTTTTCCTAGTTCTCTGTATTCGAACTGATAGTTATATTTTTCGCACATTGCCTTTGCTTTTAAGCATGATGGACATGCTGGTTTACCCCAAATATATATCATAGACTAAATCCTTTTAATGAATCTTTGTTAACATCTTGTTTGATGCCACCAATAATATAACTTTCAACTTCTGTTTCTTGTGGAGCAACTTGAAGTCCTGAACTTGACAACCAGTGCTGTGTCCAAGGTAGCGGGTTTGTGTTTACTGGTGCATCAAAAATAGCATTTAAGCCCAGTGCTTTCAAACGACGGTTTGCAATATACTCAACGTATTGTGCAAGTAAGGTTGTGTTTAGTCCAATCATTGAACCATCTTTGAACAAATACTCTGCCCAGTCTTTTTCCTCTGCTACACACTCACGCCATAAGTCATAAACTTCTTCTTCACACTCTTTAGCAATCTCTGCCATTTCTGGATCGTCTTTGCCTTGAGCCCAAAGTTTCAGTACGTGTGTGCTTAGTGCAAGGTGCTGTGCTTCGTCACGAGCGATCAATGAAATAATCTTAGCCGAACCTTCCATTAGTTTTAGTTCGCCAAAACCAAATGTACATGCAAAACTCACATAGAAGCGTAGTCCTTCTAAAATGTTTACCGTCATCATTGCTAGATACATTTTCTTTTTAACATCATGAAGATCGCCTTCTCCACGATGGAAATATGCATCTGCTGCTTCATTAAATGCATCATAGTGTTTTGTCACACTTGTAGCACGGGCAATGATCTTTTCATCATCAAGAATTGTATCAAACACTTCACTTGGATCCGGATACACATTTTTCATAATGTGTGTATACGAACGTGAGTGAATAGTTTCAAAGAAGTCCCAAGTAACAATACAACCTTCTAGTTCAGGCAATGATACATGCGGCAAAAATGCTAGGCACGGACCACGTCCTTGCACTGAGTCAAGTAGTGTTTGATACTTTAGGTTAGCAGTAAAGATATGCTTTTGCTCTGGACGGAAGTTAGCAAAGTCTGCTCTGTCTTTTTGCAAACTCACTTCTTCTGGACGCCAGAAATATCCTAGCATGGTTTGATTCAACTTGTCGAAGACTGGAAACTTAAACACATCATAACGCTGTGTGTTTTGGTCTTCTCCAAAGAACATATTTTGTTTTGTAAAGTCAACTTTTTCTTGGTTAAAAACGGTCTTCGACATTGTTATTCCTTTTTATCTGTCTGTATAGAAGACTATACAGCCATGTAGGCTGTATGTCAAGTGTTATATTTATTATATTGCGCAGGCTTCGCACATCTCGTCGTCAGCTGAATCTACAAAACCATTTACCTGCTCTAATGCTGGTTGTGGCTTTTCATCTTCAATTTCACTTGGATCTGTTTTGTAGTCATACGTGTTTTGATAATAACTTGTTTTCCATCCTAATTTGTATGTCATCAACAAGTCTTGAATCATAACGCTCATTGGAACTTCATTGTCTGGATAGTTTGTTGGGTTATAACTCCAATTACCGCTGATCGCTTGGTCAAAGAACTTTTGCATAACAGCAACAACATTGATGTAACCTTCATTACTGGGCATTTCCCAAAGCAATGTGTAATGATTCTTTAACGTCTGATACTGCGGAACAATCTGCTTAAGAGGCCCTTTTTTTGATTTCTTAACGGACAAGTATCCTCTAGGTGGTTCGATTCCGTTTGTTGCATTAGACACAACCGACGAACTCTCAGATGGCATCTGTGCGGACAACGTGCTATGACGGAGTCCGTGTTCTCTAATATCATTGCGTAAACCATCCCAATCATAATTCAAGTCGTTTGCAACTACTGCGTCTAAATCCTTTTTATAAGTGTCAATTGGTAAAATACCGTCGCTGTATTTAGTGCGTTCAAAGTACTCACAAGCACCTCTCTCCTGCGCTAATTTGTTGCTGGCTTTTAACAGATAATATTGGAAAGCTTCAGTTAGGTCGTGCACTAGTTTCCACGCCTGTGGATCATTGTATTGAACATGATTTTTTGCTAGATAATGCGCAAGTCCGATGTAGCCGATACCTAGTGAGCGTCTTGCTTTAGTTGAAATTTCTGCTGCCTTGATTGGGTAACGCTGGTAGTCAATAATTTCTTCTAGCGCACGTACTGCAAGATCACACAAGTCCTCAAGATCGTCAAGATCTTTGATAATACCAACATTGATAGCACTTAGGATACAAAGTGCAATCTCGCCATTTTCGTCATCGATGTGTTGTAATGGTTTTGTAGGAAGTGTGATTTCTTGACATAGGTTGCTCATGTACACTGGATCTTTGAAACTGCTGTGTGTGTTAGCATGATCAACATTCATAATATAAATGCGTCCTGTTTCAGCACGTTCTTTGATTAGGTCTGAGAACAACTCCATTGCATCAACTTTTTTCTTTTTAATGCTTGTGGCTCTTTCATACTTTTCGTAAAGCTCTTTAAACTTATCAGTGTCTTCAAAAAATGCTTCATACAATCCAGGAACATCATGAGGAGAGAAAAGTGTAATTTCACCACCTGCTAGAAGTCTTTCATATAATACCTTGTTCAACTGAATTGAATAATCTAGTTTACGCACACGGTTGTCTTCTGTACCTTTGTTGTTCTTTAGTACAAGAATGTCTTCAATTTCTTGATGCCAAAACGGGAAGTGTACGGTAGCACTACCACCACGTACACCATTTTGTGTACAACATCTTACGGTGCTCTCAAACTTTTTAAGGAACGGAATAATACCTGTGTGTGCTACTTCGCCGCCTCTAATTTTCGAATTAACACCACGGATACGTCCTGCGTTAATACCAATACCTGCACGTTGAGCTGTGTAACGACCAATTGCCATATCTGATGCAAAAATACTATCCAGTGTATCATCACTATCTACAAGCACACAAGAAGCAAACTGACGTACTGGTGTACGAACACCTGCCATTACTGGTGTAGGAATATTAATTCTAAACAAGGATGTTGCATCGTAATAACGTCTAACGTACTGCATACGTGTTTCTTTAGGATATTGTGCAAATAGTGTAGCAGCAATCATCATGTACATAAATTGCGGTGTTTCAAATAGCTGTCCTGAGCTGCGGTCTTGACATAGATATTTGTCTACCACCTGACGCATACCAGCATAGGTAAAGTTTTCGTCACGTTTGTGATGAATGTAGCTGTCCATACGCTCTATTTCTTCTGTGGTGTACCACTCTAGAAACTCTGGATCATACACACCACGCTCGATATTCAACTCAATCATTTCACCTAAGGTAATTGGTTCATAACGACCAAACACTTCTTTGTTCACGCTGTAAGATAGTAGTCTAGCTGCTGCGGTTTGGTAGTTTGGAACTTCTAATGAAATAAGATCGTTTGCGCTTTTAATTAGGATTTCTTGAATATCTTTTGAACTCATGCCGTCTGTGAATTGTAAGTTTGCGTTCATTTCAATTTGACTTGAACTTACGCCAGCTAAGTTTTTGCAGGCTTCTTCAACGACAAAATGTATTTTATCAATGTTGAGTGATTCTTTTCTTCCGTCACGCTTGACGATGCTTATACCATTTGACATGTTTTTTCCTTTTTTTGTTATAATTGATATTTAGTGAATGTCCGGCATGGTCACACACAATTCTGTTTCTAAATCTTCTAAATTATCTAAAACACACATTTCATTATTATAATAACCTATTGCCTGATTGTCAATGAAAAGAACAAAATGATGTGCTGATTGTTTTTTACTTATACCTATATGTATCTCAAAACTGCAATGGGAAAAACGGTCTGTTAACTGAAATGTGTAACAAAAAAACAATAATTTTGAAAGATTACAAAAAACATTTTCATGTATAAGTTCCCAAGGTTTAGGCCATTGACTACTATCGTAAGGATCCAGCCATAATCTATCTGGTTGTAGATTGTTGCAAAAATCTAAACATAACTTTATAGGGTTGTTTTCATTTTCTACTTTACTTCGCAAGTCTCTCCACTGGACGAGACGCTGCTCATATTTTTGATTAAGCATTAACTATAATGTGTCACCATGAATTTAAAATCACTAGTTTGAGTATCTGAATATAAATTGTCTGCAAATATTCTAATTGAATCATTTGAAGCAGGATCGGTTAGATAAGCAAATTCTGCATCTATAGTAAAAGATTCACCGTCTAAAGGATCTTCACCTACTATAAGCTGTGCATCTTCAGTTACAACTTCAGGTAAGCTGCTATTGTATACTGCTTTCAATGTTCCTTTTCTTATAATTTGGTCATCACCTGCGTCAACATAGAACCAGTAATCAATAACATAGGTTCCTGTTGTGCCTTGTACAGGCAGATTAAATATTGTATTGCTTTCAGGAGCAACACCAATAAAAATGTTTATAGGATAATGTTGTTTTTCAAATAAACCGTTGTCACCTCTGACATCAGCAACAGCAGGATTACCACTAGCGTTGCCGCCTAAGGTATCAAAAGCTCTTTCAAAATAATCTCCATAACTTACGTTATTTAATCTAGCAAATCTTACAATAGGATATTCTGCTTCTACACTTGCACCACCTTCGTTGCCTACTGCAATATAACGGTTTGAATGTAATGTGTTGTATTTTCCTTCAGCAACATGAACAGCATACCTATAGATATCTTCAAAAACACAATTGTTAATGTTATTGGATTGGAAACCAAAAAATTGTCCTGCATCACCTAAAGTAATATCTTCACCAAATATCATACCTCGTACACAATCTTTAATCTTTATATTTCTAAACTCACAAGAAATAATATCGTCATCACTATAGATTCCATCAACAAAACCCGATATATAGATATTTGTGTAAGTGTTTTGATTTGTAAACACACTAGCAGATTTAGAAGAAATATTGATTGCATGATAATTTACATAGGCTTGACCTGAATCTAGTAATGCTTCATTTGGCAAGTAATAATAATTTGGATCTTCACCAGTTCCTGCACCTGTTACGATTATACCTGTATCAATTTCGCCATTTAAATCACCAGTAATTTTTATTTCTTCAAATACACTATCTTTGACAGAATTTAATTGCATTGCACCGTCATATGTTGAACACGACATTGTGAAACCTTTGATGTTTATATTAGTAGGTTGACTATCTTCAGTGAACGCAGGTTCTAGCACATATGATCCAGGAGTACTATCACCACCAACGGTGACAAAGGCACCGCAGTCTTCTGGAGCAAGAATTGTTTTATCAATTCCTGCACCTATAAGGGTTGCATAAGATGGAACTTTTAAACTATCTGTGATTTTATATGTGCCTGCAGGAAAGTATAATGCTATTCTACTATCAACATCACCTCGTCTACTATCAATAAGATATAATTGATCAATTGCACGTTGTAAAGCGGCTGTGTCATCAGTTAAACCATTACCAACTGCACCAAACGATTTAACACTTATTTGTTCATCTAATCTATCTTCTAGATCAATTTCAATATCACTGCCTGCATCTGCACTAGTATTGACTATACCCCTAAGTGCAACATATTTTGCCGCAAGAAGAACATCGCCGTCGTTGTCTGTAAGAATTCTAGTATTACCAACTGCTGGTGCACCTTCACTTACTGCACCATTACCAATCCAAAGTTGTTGATCATCAATTGCCCAACCAAGCTCACCACTGGCAAGTTGAGGTACACCTGTTGTATCGGCTTTACCTCTACGTACTTGAATTCTAGAAATTTGAACAACGGCCATTTAAATACTCCTGAAACTATTGTTAGTATTTAGCCAAACTTCTCATAGTACTGGTAGACCCTACGCCACCATTCTTGTTCCCATTCTGCAAATTCATCTGGCCATAAATCAAATTGTTGATACTCTCCTGCACGACTACACATAAAGATATGTCCTTCACGGATGTCTGTACCATGAACTTCATTGTGTGCTATTGCATAAGCTGTAAGTTGTAGGAAGTAATCTTCAACCCATTCTAGTTTTTTGGGACGGTTTGTTTGTTTAAAATCCATGATGCAAGGATTTCCTTTGTATTGTCCTACCAAGTCAGTTGTACCTGCATAAAGTTTAGGAACATAAAGTGGAACTTCGCTACCCCAAATCTCATCAACATCATCCATAGCATGTACTTTAATTTTAGTAGCCATCATATGGGCTTGTTGTGCATATGGATTGCTACCTGCACTAGGCCATTCTCCAAACTCTATATAGTCTTCAAGATATTTGTGCATCCTTGTGCCTACACCGCTTGCCTCGGTTACAATCTCTTGTGCTTTCTTTTCACCCACACGCTTCTTCCAAGCTATAAGATGTGTTTTGTCTTTGGTTTCTCCAAGTATGGTTGTTACACTTGCAACAGGAGGACCACCAGGTGTTTCATAGCGGCGTTTGCCATTTACCTCTACACGCTTTAAACGCTCATAGGTATACTTTTCTTTGATTAATGTCATGCGTTTATGTTAGCATTATAAACTAGATAAGTCAACAGCATTTTTTGCCATATCGCCTACGGTATCTTTATTACCTGCAGGCTTGTCTAGGTCGTCTACTTCGCTGTTTTTGAAATCAACTTTATTCTTATCAAAATTTGTGACAAGATTTTTAATACGTTCATCTTGATCATATGCTGCTTTGAACATATCAAAACTAAAAATATTTGATTCTGCATTACTCATGAGCTTGTCTAATTGACTCATGCTTACAGAAGTCTTTCCTTTATTTTTGATCAAAGAAAGAATTTGATATAGTTTGTTTGTATCTAAAGATTCAGTTACTTTTTTTTTGAAAGTGCTTTAGCAAGTCTGCGTGGATCAACGCTCTCACGTTGTTCACGTCCCATTGGCTCTTCACCTCCAGCTGCTGCTAAATCTACATCACCCATTCCGTCATCCATGTCAACGGTTGGTTCCATAGCTAGTTCATCTTCTGCTGGCATTGGTTCTTCTGCACCCATCATAGGTGCTTCGCCTTCGCCTGTAAGTAAACCAACGCCGCCGCTTAGTGCGCCACGAGTTGATTCCATAGCTGCATACATTGCTTCTAAACTAGGCTTCACACTTGCAACAAATGCTTCTGATTTTTCTGAACCCATTTCATCACGGATCGCATCTGCAAGTTCTAACATGCTTTCA